ATTTTTTTGTTCATGCAATTTTTGCTTCTGCTGCACTCCCTGAGATTTATTATCCTGTTATCATCCCGAACCCCGTTAATGTGGTCTATGTCTCCAACTGGCATCCTTCCATAAAAATAAAGCCAAGCCATCCTGTGTAGTGAGTGCCTTTTCCCGTTAATCATTGCCAAAAGATACCCTCCTCTGTTTTTGGACCCAACAATAACACCTGGCTTCTGGTTTGAAGATTTTATCTTCCTGGTGAATATTCCTGTTGATGGGTCATAGTTCAATGCCTTCTTAAGCTCTTCTTGAGTGATCATGAAAAACGCCTCCTTCCTATAACAAATTTATTTTTGCCATTAATGCGGTATGAAATATGGGTAGGCATTGTCAACGCCTGCTTTAACTTAATGATTCCACGTGGATTTAATTGCGCCTTAAACTCTGGATGCCAGCGAGGATTTCGGCAGTAGACCTCAATGAACTGCTTCATTGTTATCCGCTTGGCCCCTTCGCTATCTGTGGGATAAAAAACAACCGGGTTGCCGTGCTCTGGCTCATCCTTAAGATTGAACTTAACCATGATGCCATTTCCGTTTTCTGCTGGCGTAATCTCCCATGATTTAACCTCAACAAGCTGGTCATCAGAATATGGGGAATGCAAAAGCTCTTTGTTAGGGTCACGTAGTTCACGCTTGCACTTCGGATTGCGGCACTCAGAAGCTGCTATATCGTTTTCTGTTCCGCAGTCCGGACATGTTTGCGAAACCCAGAAGAACGAGCACCTTCCATCAGGTTCAGATGGATCCTTTGCGATACAGCGCCGAGCGCCTATTCCATTTTCACACCCGCAACCTTCACGCTGGCATAACTTTGTTTTTCCTGACTTGCGCCCTTTTTCCGCTAGTGCCGCACCTGTAAGCGGGTCGTCCAGCAAATGCCCAAGCCGGTCGAATACCCCGGCATAGTCCAGCACCAGATAGTTATCTTTATGGAAGCCGGCCTCTTTCATCCATTCTTCAAGCAGCCGAGCGCCGCGCCCCATAGACTGAATCAGCAACACCAGTGAACCAATCGGGCGCAGGTACACCACAACGTCAATAAGCGGAGAGTTAAAGCCGGTGGTAAGCACCGACACGTTAATCAGCCAGTCTAATTTGCCTTCCTTCGACAGCTTAATTACGCGGTCCTTCTCTGCCTCGCTGGAATCGTCAGTAACAAGGCCAATCTTTGACTTGTCGATGCCCAGCGCGATGAGGATACGCCGTATCTCCCTGGCGTGTCGCTTGGTCGATGCAAAGACTATCCGCTGGTTCCGGTCTTTGGTCTTTTCAATGATCTGCATCAGAATGCGAACAAGTTTTTTCTTGCCAGCGTCAGACATGGCGATTTCGTCGAGTTCTTTCTCGCTGAACTCCCATGAGCCGCTGCGGGTGTTAACGCCGGAGAAGTCCAGGGCGTCATCGTCTGCATCCGGGAACCCATAAATTGGCACCGACAGGAACCCCATCTCAGTCAGTCGGTCGACGCCGATGTCGTAAACAACCTCCTGCCAGAAGTCGAACGTGGTAAGGTGGGCGGTTCCACGGAATGGCGAGCCAGTAACGCCAACGATGTGCATAAGGCGACCTGCTTTTCTCGCAACACCATCAAGATGATTGATAATGCGCATGAATTGCGTGTCTTCATTCTCAATGTCTACCTGATGTGATTCGTCGATAAGAAGCAAATCAACAGGCTTATTGAAGTCGGCAAGCCCATTAACAATCGTTCCCTCAGTACCTACAGTAACCTGATAAACCTGCCGTTTATTGAACTTTGCGGCGTACATCCCAGCCGGTACTCCGAAATCATAGAATTCACGATAGGTCTGCTCGGCAAGTATTGGCTGACGCGCAATCTGTAACACTCGACCGCCTCGCTCATGTACGTGCTGGGCAATGATTGCCATCATAATGGTTTTGCCAGCACCAGCTGCCGCATCAACAAGTATCCTGCTGGCGACGCCTTTCCTGGAGTTTTCACGGATGCGGTGAATCACCGCCTCCTTTGCTTCAGTCTGGTAGAATCGTGGTTGTTTCATGTTTTGCTCCCGCTAAAATTCCGTTAAACCTTATCACTTAACCTTATAATGTCAACCACAATCACCAGGTAAAATTATCATTCTCGCGCTCAGCCACCAGCAGCACTTTTCGATTAAACATCGTGCCTTCTTCCAGAATGCCGTCATTCAGCATCTCGCCGATAATATCCTTTGCCTTGCCATAGTTAGGGCATAGCTCTTTACCAGGTCCGTCTATGAACGCGTTGATAAACTCGCTGGTGCTTGTCGGTCTGGAGTTGCTGCGGATACATTCAATGATGAGCGATTTAACGCGCGTCGTGTCCACATGGAAGCGCTTAGCGATAGCGCCCGTACCAATCATCTCTGGCGGGTCAATCGTCAGCATATCGCCAGCGTCACTTCGCTTGAGCCAAACCGGACCGTCCCATCCTTTGAAGTTGTTATGCTTCGGCATGGTCAGGCGAATGATGTCATCATCACCAGCCTCTGCCTTTTCGCCTTTAAGCTGCGACATTGTTGCCAGTGCCAGATGACAACGTGCCCCATCCACCAGCGCAGAAGCCCCACGAGAGCCTCCTGGGTCGGTCTTTGACGAGTGGTGGACCATCAGCACTGCCGAGCCAGACAAATCAACCACGCGGCGCACAGCGTTAATAAACACGTTTGCCTCGTTGTTACTGTTCTCCTCACCGCTGGCAAATTTGTTCATCGGGTCCAGGATGGCAAGACGGCAGTTACACGCTTTGAGTGATGCGGCAAGATTGCGGATAACACCTGTCTGCTCCAGGTCGCCACCGCGCTCGCGCTTAATCAGGCGAATATCCTTGTCACGCAGTGGCACGAACAGGATTGATGAAAGAATTTGCGCCTTCTCATCACGGGTCATTCCCGCCGCCTTAATCAGCTTATCCAGGCGATGCCGGTAATCGTCAACGCTATCCTCGCCAATCAGGAAGACCACTACCCCCTGCTCCACGGGAGTGAGGAATTTGTATTTCCCGCTAAGTGCGGGACGGCCGAGCGCGACAGAAATGCCAAGTTTGATGGTGAGCCAGGATTTACCCGTACCGCCAGCGCCAGTAAGCAGAGTAATATCTTTGTGCTTAATACATTCATTGAAAATCTTCTCGATAAGGGAATAGTCTTCATCAATTGTCTCCAGCTGCGAGGCGATCACATCGACAGGATTAAACAGCATTCGGCCAGCTGATATGTTGTCGATGCCTGCGGTAATGTCACTTGCTTCTGCCAGGCGGATAGCCAGCGATCGACCATCCTCTTTTGTGATGATTTCACGGGCGGCATTCATCCGACGCAGAACTTCACGCGCATTTGCACGCTCAACCACGATGTCAGCATAGGCGTTGATGTTTGCTGCGCTTGGTGTGCCTTTGGCTATCTCTGACAGGTATGCGAACCCACCTATCTTTTCACCCATGCCCTTACTTTCGATAATGTCGAACAGGGTAATCACATCCACCGACTTTGCCTTGTCGGTCATTGCGCAGATTTCACGCCAGATAATGCGGTGTGATGCGGCATAGAAATCAGATTCCCGCACGTTCTGAAACACGTAATCGGTTCGCTCACGAAAATCTGCATCGAACCCGAGTATCAGGATGCCGCCGATAAGTGACTGCTCAGCCGCCAGGTTAACAAGGCTGTTTATTTGTTCTTCTGCCATGATGATTTATTCCAGGTAAATGGGGCGGCTATCATCCCGCCCCGTTATAGATGGGTCAACCTTTGTTGGCCTCAAATACTGCACGGGCAAATCCGCGCGGAGTCAGTGAGCGAATAACTTTAGTTTTTTGTGACTTCCCGCCCAGCTTCTTATGTTGGTCCGAGTACCCATTACTTACCGCAACGGGCTTTCTCTGTGGCATCTTGAATCCACCACCAACCCACAGACAAGTCTTTTTCGGATAAGCGTCACGAGCCTTTATGTACTCAGGGTATACCGGGTGCTCATCATCCTCTGGCAGATATCCCCCGAACTCATACGGATGAAACGAGAAATCAGGCTTTCGCCACTTGGAGGAAAGGACGCTAACTGGGTTTTCAATCATGTAAGGAACACTGAAAAACTCTGCTATAAACGCCGCTATCCGCGCTGTTTCTACCGCCTTGTCTTGAAATAGTGGGTCAATCTCTGCTTTCCTTGCGAAGTGCGCAGCACCACTAACAGCCATATCTGTGCATGATGGGAAAGCAAATATCATGTCCGGCTCCCCGTGCTCACCAAGCGTGGCGGATGTAATAAATTTACAGTCAATCCAAATATTTACGTAATGGATGTTTTCATGAATGACTTTTGCTGATTTATACGACCCGTGGTCAGCTCCGTCGTAGTTGAAACAATAGCAAGTATGCCCTGCTTCAGCCCACGGCTGGACCATAAGGCCTGAGCCGTCAAATAGTGACCAGATAATCATTTGGCACACTCCACGACGCCCATAATCTGAGCTACCGCATTGAATGCAATTCGCCATGCCTCATATTCGCCAAAGCGATGACCGGTCATGCGAGCCTTGCAATAGCGGCGGTTAAGGTACTGACCATCCCAATTCCAGGTGATGATGATAGCGTCATGCCCGCCGCTGTGGATGGTGACTTCGGCCTTCGGGTTGGCGGCCTGCGCCATATTGAAGATTGAGAAGATATTCATGGCTTTTCCTTAGCAGTCAATCCCTGCAATTCAATTGCCTCAACCACGTCATCTGTATCCATTAGTGATGACTTCCCAAGCCATGGGAGTTCAATAACAATCGCCGCACGGCTTGCCTGCCATGCTTCCCATTGCTCCTGGCATGCAGTATTTCTATAACCAATTCCAGACCTTAAAGTCTTGCAGCGACCTGGCGCACTGAATGTGTATTCATCGAACCACTCCTCAAACTGCTCTCTGCTGTTTTTCATTCGCACGCCCTCATAATCTTTTTGCATTTGAACCTGTGTTCACTTTCTTGCGGTACTGGCATCATCCCGGCTGGCGTCATTTCGCATCTGATGCACTTCCTGACCCAATACTTCTGTCCAGGGTTGAACCGATACCAGTCTTTCGATTCTCCGCAGCGATAGCACTGATAAAGTCTCATATCCTCACCACCTCAACGGTCCCGCATTGCGTCATCATGGAACTCCTTCATGTTCTGATGCATAACACGAATGCCATTCATCGTGCCTTCATAATACGAAAGGCTGATGAGGCTGCGAACCGCAGAGCGGGCCATGCTTTCTTCAAAACCAGACATGCCCACCCAGTCAATCCAGGGCGAGATGTTGTTAATGAACTCATCCATAAGACGCTGCTGGATTTTGTCGTACTCTTTCATTGATTCTTCGGTTAATTCGGTCATGTCGTACCTCCTGTTGTTTCACTCAAATCTACCCATCAATGCTGGTTATGTCAACCACGATTTTATCTTTTGTTTTTATTTCTCATATATTGACTTTATAAAAATAATATGATAAACTCACACCCTGTTAAGGTGCAGGGGGAGTGGAGTGGCTAACGTATACTCCCGCCACCCTATCATCCTACAGGGAGTGAGAATCAATCATAAACATATTGACAAACCCCATTCCCACCTTTAAATTCTCCTCAAGGTTGACACAACAGGAGAAGCCAAAATGAAACGCAAACCATCCCCACACTATGCAAACCTTGCCGCACAGGTTGAAAAGCTCATCGCTGAAGTGAAAGAGCTTAAACTCCAGGTAAAGGCACTTAAGTCTGGGAATAAATCACAGCCATCTGACGACGCACCAGCCATCGACATGGCTCCATTTATTGCCAAAGCGCATGAAATTGACCCTGACCTAATCCCTGTTACTGACCTGATGAAAAAATACGGGTTCAAGAGCTGGGCAACTGTGGTGAATATCCTGCGCAACGTGCAGATGACGGAGGAGATTGAGGTTGATGGACATATCCGCACCTTCACCCATAAGGTGAACGGTGATTTCTGGCTGCGGGATGTGGTAAATAACGCAGAGTATCGCCCTTCAGACGGACGACTGATGTGCAAAGAGGCATCAGAATCAGGCAAGAAGATGGGGACATTCTCCATCCCCCGCAACTGGGCTCGCAGTGAAATCAAATCATACCGAGGTTGACACTGTTTCATTGCGGGGCGATAATAGGGAAAACAACGGAAAGGATTAATGATGAAACAATTTACCCCGCGTGACTTTATCCGTAACGGTATGAAAGAAGCGATGGACGCTGCGGCTAATGGCGAGGATGTATTCATTACTCCGGGCCGCAGTAAAAGTCTTAACACACCAAACCCGCGCGCCATCCATAACTACGGCGAGAAAGTCGCTCGCTCACGGTTTAAGCTGGTGCTGGTGGAGGAGGATTGATATGTCAGAGGCAGACGATAAACTGCCTTTCTTCACGCCTGAGCTTGAGGAAATGGCAGCTCAATTGAGTAAAGAACACTTGACTTTTGCCAACCATTATATAGCCAATGGCAATGCCACTCAGGCCTACCTGCACGCTTATGGCGATTCGATGGAATATCGTTCTGCTGTAGTGGCTGGCTCTAAACTCCTGACCCACCCAAAAGTCGGACCCTACGTCCGCGAGGCTCGCCGACTCATTGCCAAATCCAAGCTCATGAGCCTGGACGAAATTGCTTCCAGGATTCAGGCGCAGGCATTCGCTGACGTCACTCAGTTCATCGGATGGGAGAAGCGACCAATGGTGAACGATGACGGCGAGGTGATTGGCGAGATGGCTGTGCCAGTCGTGAAGATGTCATCTGACGAGGTTCCCGAAGAAATTCGCGGGCTCATCAAAGGCATCACCTTTACGAAGATGGGTCCGAAGTTCGAGATGGCAGACCAGCAGAAGGCGCAGGACATGCTCATCAAGATGCTGGGCGGATACAAAGAGACTGTTAACCACATCTCCAGCGATGGCTCAATGTCACCACAAGGCTCAGACGTAACTGAGGCGCTCAGAAGGAAGTATGACTCAAGAGATTAAACTTTCCGCCGACGATATCGCTACCCTGCGATGTGACCTGCTTGAGTTTTCCAAATACATGTTCAAGGCCCGAAAGGGCTTTGACTTTGTGGAGAACTGGCATCATGCGAAAATCTGCGAGGCGCTCGAGCGGTGCTTCATCGGCCAGTACAAGCGCCTTATTATCAATATCCCACCTCGTTACTCCAAGACCGAGCTTGCGGTGGTTAACTTCATGTCCTGGGCCATCGGAAACTATCCTGATTGCGAATTTATCCACGCCAGCTACTCCAAGCGCCTTGCGGCAAATAACACCTACCAGGCTCGCGCCATCGCCATGTCAGATGAGTACCGGGCCGTATTCGGCGATATTGGCATGATGCCGGACGCTAAGGCTAAAGATGAGTGGCGCACAAAAACCGGCGGCTGCGTCTATGCTACTGGGTCGGACGGGACTATCACAGGGTATGGCGCAGGTAAATTGCGTGAAGGCTTCGGCGGCGCAATCATAATTGATGATCCGCATAAGGCAAGCGAGGCCAATTCTGACACCATGCGCCAGAATGTCATTGACTGGTTCCAGACCACGATGGAATCACGACTGAACAGCCCTGATACGCCAATTATCGTTATTATGCAGAGACTCCACGAGGAAGACCTTGCAGGATGGTTACAGGCTGGCGGAAACGGTGAGGAGTGGCATGTAGTTAGCATCCCTGCCATAAACCCTGATGATACCGCTTTGTGGCCATTTAAACACTCCCGCGAGAAGCTGGCAGAGATGGAGGCCAGCAACCCATACGTGTTCGCCGGCCAGTACATGCAGCGCCCTGCACCGAAAGGCGGCGGCCTGTTCAAAGACAGCTGGTGGCAGTGGTACGACAACAGCTTTGTTCACCCCGAGTGGGATTATCGCGTTATATACGCAGATACCGCTCTAAAAACAAAAGAGCACAACGACTGGTCTGTATTCCAGTGCTGGGGATTCAAAAACGGCCACGCATATCTGCTGGACCAGATTCGTGGTAAATGGGAAGCTCCGGACCTCATCAAACAGGCTCGCGCATTCTGGGATTTGCATAAATCACCCATTAACCGTGGCGTGGTTCGCGGCATGAAGATTGAGGATAAGGCCAGCGGAACCGGGCTGATTCAGACCCTCAAAATGGAGGGTGTGCCGGTAATCCCTATTCAGCGCTCAGTGGATAAATTCACCCGTGCCCTGGATGTTCTGCCGCAGATTGAGGCTGGATTGGTTCATCTGCCGAAAGATTCTCCGTGGATGCCTGCCTACATCGGTGAATTCTCCGTGTTCCCTAACGGAAAGCACGACGACCAGGTTGACCCTACGCTTGACGCAATATCCGACAACCTTGTCACCGGATACAACCTTTCCGCATGGTAAAAGAAAAGCCCCGAAAGGGGCTTATTTGACTATCACACCTAAAACTTTCTCTGGCTTTTTCTTCTCAATGTTTTTGATGTAGGTCATTGCTTGCTTCACGCTTTCGCAATGAGTGAGTGTCACCCACCAGAATATGGCTACTCGCTTCTGTACAGCCGGGGTTATTCTTTCCACGCCAAAAGGCGTTTCCCATCTCACGGTGACAATGCGATGCTTGCTAATCAATTTCATCGCGCAACCTCCAGTCCTGGAAATTCACCACGGCCATAAAACCAAAGTATTCGCTTCGTCGCCGGGCTTTGCTTGCAGGCATCAAAGATAGTATTGTTCTTGCGCTTCGGCTTCCCAAGATTTAGTTCGATATCATCCAGTCCCAGATACTCCCGCATTTCTCGCGTAACCGTGAAAGAGCTAAGTAGCTTCTTCGTTGGATAGTAGGCATTGCACTTGAATCCGCGCCTTCCTTTATTTTCAACCCTTCTTGTCGTGAATAGCCCCTGTGCAACAATGCAATGCAGAGCGGTCGCAATCGTTGCGCTTGGGGTCTTAGTCCATATCATCCGCTGAATTACTGCCATCGTAACGCCTGGCTTAAGAATAACAATGGCTTTTATGATGTCGCGTAGTGCAATTTTCCCGTTCATTTGTCGCCTCTGCTTAATGATTCGAACTGCTGATTCGTGTTATCCGTTTCTGGCTCGAAATCCTGAAGCATGGCGGCGCGGCAGGCGTTCCATCCATCACGATAACCGCGAACTTCTCCGCAATATGATCGCGACGCTTGCTTTGGCGTCATTTCATCAGGTACAACCTCCCGCGCCTCCAGTTCAGCGATTCGCTCATTTGCTGCTTCCAGCTCAACTCTCAGCTTCCCTACCGTTAGCGCAATATCCTCGTTCTCCTGGTCGCGGCGTTTGATGTATTGCTGGTTTCTTTCCAGTTCATCCAGCAGTGCCAGCGCGATATCTGGCGAAAAGTGCTTCATAAAATCGTTAAGCGCATTAATTCGCTGATCGAAGGGCATTACAGGTGCTTCACCAGCAATTTTTGTTTTTTCAGCGATTTCACGAAGCTTTTGATAATCAATCTTGCTCACTGGTTGCCTCCTTTGCGAAGCTGGGCAGCAAAGTCAACTAACCACTCAGTCATTTCAACCTTCCCTACCAGGTCTGAACCAGGGTGCATACAGCAATCACTCTGCGCCGCTTTGAAATCCTTATACTCATATTCTTGGGCCACCAGATTTTTTGCAGCTTCTATAGCAGCATCCACGCCCTGCGCCCGCACTTCAGCCAGGAAAGCATCGGTGGCTGGGGTTTCGGCGCGGAAGTAAACAGGATCGCCTTCTTCGAAGTTACCTGGGTCATCAACCTGATTTTCATGCTCATCAGCAGAGTAGACATTCTGACGAAGAAGGCCATGCTTCAGAGCCAGATCCTGGATTTCCGCACCATCAGCGTACCCACCTTGCCAGGCAATGGAGAGCAACACATCGACGAACGCACTCATTCCCACATTCTCCGCAGCCAGCGCCACGCACTTGGCTTCAAGGTTATCAATCGTGATTCCAGCGGAACGACACTCACGCAACGCCGTTTCCAGTTTTGACTCAAGCTCACCGAATTTGCGTACCAGGTATTCAGCGCTTGTTTCGTTGACCTTTAAATCACTTGGGATGCATTTGCCTTTCAGAAAACCATTCATCTCAATTAGTGTCATTTGTTTCATTTTTCTTCTGCTCCGCTAAAAATTTATCAATGTGACGATTCTGGTCTGGCCCAGGGAAGCTGTTGCGCGCAATGACCTGCTCGCGTGTTTCTTGCTTGGCTTGTCGTCCGCTCTTCCCGCCGACACACACTTTTGCTCCGTAACCCAGCATTTCATGACTCATATTTGTACATCTCCTCTAAATCAGCCCGTGCTTCGATGGTTGAGCGCTGCCTCTCGATGTCTTCCTCTGTTGGCTCATCCTGCCAGTTGTCGGCGTGGATGCGTTCGTCGCGGTCGATTGGGTCAATAGCCATATGCCTTCCTCAGATTGCGCATTGAAAAATTCCACGCCAGCTTCTTGGTGAGATTATCTGCACCATTACTGGTGGCGATACGAGATGCCTTCTGTGCGCGCTCAAAAGCCTTAAAATCTTTAATCTTCATACTTCCTCCCGTGTTGATATGGATAAGATTACCATGTATTATGTTTATGTCAACCACAACATGAGGTATTGAGATGAAAGATTATGCGAGCATGAGTGATTTTGAGATTAACTGCCGCGTTGCAATAGCGCTCGGCATGAAAGAGCATTTTTTCATGAATGCGGAGGGTGACAATGATTTTGATGATGAATTTCCATTAACTGAGCGAGGCCCAATTTGGCAGACATGCAAATACCGTGTTGGTGACTACAAACCTTCAAATGGTAACTGCTTCAACCCATGCAACAACCCAGCTGACGCCTGGCCTATTATCACAGAAAACAGGATTAGCATTATCCACCTTGATGAGAATGAGTGGGGATGTTGTGGTGAGGGGGATAAAAGCGCTTGCCGGGCTATAAACTCAAATGCGCTTCGATGTGCGATGATTGTATTTCTGATGATGAAGGAGAGCGAAAATGATTAAATGGATGCCGATGCTTTTCCTGGTGCTGTCGGCAATATTCTCGGCAGCTATCAACCGCGACATTTCTGCGGCTATTTACCTTAGTGCAGCTGGAATCTGCTTCTACCTGGGGAGGATGAAATGAGATGGTGGCTAATTGAGCGGTGGGGATTTGCTGGTGGATTGCGTCGCTACGGATTCACATTCGCGCGATACTACTTCGCACGAGCACGTCACAGAACAATGCGCGATATGGACATAATCCGCATCAGTGAAAGAAGTCTTTCATGCGCGAGAAGTTCACAATAATGAACGTACAGGCGGCAGTCGCGCCGCCTAACCACCACACCTTTCCTTTTAGCTTCTCTACATCCTTCGTCATTGCGTCAACATCACGGCGCAACTCAACTATCTGCTGAATGCTGGCGTTCTGGCGCTCAATGCTAATCTGTATGGCATGGATAGACTCAGACACCCGGTTAAGCGCCTGGCTCACATCCCTTTGTGCATCTGCAAGGTTCGCAAGATTCGTCTCAACTTTCGTTAGCCGCTCTTCGACTGTAGACATGTTCATCCTGTTTGGCATACGCACCCCCTTTCTTCCTACTATAGGGTACACGCCTGTCTTTGAGTGAATATACTGGAACAATCCTGAAATTGTAACAGATTGCGTAAAGGATGGAAAACCCGCCGAAGCGGGTTGGTAGTCAGAAGGGAATGTCGTCATCAAAGTTAGTAGGTGGAACACTCGGACCGGATGGCGATGGCTTGCTCTGCTGCTGCGGCTTTGGCTGCTGAGGCTGCCCCCATCCGCTTTGCTGCGGCTTGCCTTCCTGCTTACCGCCAAGCATCTGCATCACGCCATTCATGCCGACGACAATCTCGGTGGTGTATTTCTCCACTCCGGAATTGTCGGTCCATTTACGGGTTCGAAGCTGGCCTTCGATATAAACCTGCGAGCCTTTTCGCAGATATTCACCTGCCACCTCTGCCAGCTTGCCGAACAGGACAACGCGATGCCATTCAACCGCCTCGCGTTTCTCGCCGGTTGCCTTGTCACTCCATGATTCCGACGTTGCCACCGTCAGGTTTGCGATTGCACTGCCTGATGCGGTGTGTTTAACCTCTGGGTCGTTGCCGAGGTTGCCCAGGATTGTTACGCGATTAACGCCACGACTTGCCATTATTTTGACTCCAGTTCAGATATTAATTTGTTAAGATACCACTTGGCCTTCCTTACACTTTCAAGTCCACCTTTTTCTTCGTAGCGCCACAGGTATTTAATGATATTTGCCACGCAAACGGCTTCGATTCCTGATTTTCCGGTGGTGGCTGAGTCAATGGCATCAATGCACTCGATGCTGCCCTTAGTGTAGTGAGATGGGTGGTTAACTACGTCAATATCCATTATTTACCCGCCTTGAATGTGGTTCCGAAAATGCTTCCTGAAATGATGGCATCAGCCAGCTTGAAGTATAAGGACCCTATGCCGTTTAATTCGATTGGACTGGCGCCAGCCGCAATATGAAGCGACGCGGCCAATTTCTCACGCGCCTTTTCCGCCTCGGTGCTCAGTGGTCGGAATTCATCTGTCCATGCTGGTAAGGTTGTCTCCAGGTCATAAACAAGTGCCTCTTTCTCTGCGCCTGGGATGCCAGACTCGACAACCTTCACTCTTCTCCATTCCCATCCAGTAATTGAGCGCGGGACTTTGGCCTGGCAAATAGTGCCAACCGGCGGTAATCCCTCTCCGCTCCATTCTGGCATATCAACACCCTGACCAATGCACTCATTCAGGTCGGCTTCGGCATCATTTTCTGTGATGCCAGCATAAGAACGCCATGCGTCAGCGCGCACCTGTTCTGATTTCGTCGGCTTTTGCAGACGGTAGGCGATGATGTCGCCGTTAACACCATCATGTGACCAGTCATAATCTCCGGCTCTGTCACTATTGAATTTGTACCGGTTCGGCTTCCGGTATTTGACTTCAACAATCGCGTCGCTATCAACCGGGCACTCACCGCCAGCCCATTGAATCCAGCCATTATGACCAACAACGGCTTTACTTGCAGCAAGAGCGGCTTCGTATTGCTTCCTTGAAACTACGGATGTATTGCAGTCATCTGCGGCACCAATATAGCCAATTTGCATTTCATACCCAGACTCCGAGGTGTCCATCCATTCATCATCGGAATCCATCTCTGGCTTATAGCGAAAACCCCATGTCGCAGAACCTTCGTCCTGAGCGATGTATGAAATATTGGCAGGCCAACCGCCCCGATGCGACAGCTCTTGAACCAGTAAGTCGATAAGTTTCATTTTGTCTCTCCTGTTGCTTTTTGAACGCAAATAGCATCGAAACCGCTGTAGTTTTTATTGAAAATTGCACTTATGTTTTTAGCTGCCTTTTCACATGCATCATGATTAGAGAACTCAGCTGTTGTTACTGCTGGCCCTTGATATGATGCAACAATGATAAATAGAATCCATGTCACTTTGTTTCTCCCAGTGCTTTGTTGATTGCTGCGTGAGCGGCGTCTGTTGATGGCCCGTGAACCATGTCGTCAACTATATCCACCAGTTTAATCAAAGCCTCAAGCAACTCAGGTGCTGCGGCGATTAGCTTGGAATCTTCAATGCATTGAACTTCCTCACAGATTGCAATATACGAACGACATCCTATGCCATTTTCAAGAGAGTCTGTCTGGATGATTTTAATCTCATCGCCATCCATCATCATTTCCCACGGACCTGGAGTACCTTTAAACTCTTTCATCTTATTGCTCCTCAAAAATCGCGATTAACTGGTCAATCACATCATCAACTTCTGCGCATTTTCCATCTGCGCGAGATGATATATATCGGATGTCGTCTGCTGACAGGTTCAGAGCGGTAAAAATCTCGACCATTGCCTGCATTACAATGCAGTAATCTCTGTTCGTATCACACTCCATGAAGCTGCATGCGAATGCATCACGGAGTCTGTCTTTAGCGTCTTTATCAATCATCATCTTGCTCCTCTCGATGTTGGTGGATAAATCTTACCGCATCTATACCTTATGTCAACCACTATATCAATCTATTTTCACCAGTGTCATTTCGTGCTCTTTCTTTTGACTTTTGCTTTTTTATATGTTAAATTGGCTACGCTTCCAAGGGTGGCAGCGTGGCAACGCCGACAGGCAAGTTTGCCTCGGCGGCCCACTGGTTGCGAATCGAGCCAAAACATAACAATGAGGTTTTTTTATGACCCCGGTTATAAAGTCAATTATTGATGACATCATCAAGGCCGAAGGTGGTTACTCGAATAACCCAAACGACTCCGGCGGTGAAACGATGTACGGCATTACAAAGTCGGTAGCTGTAGCGAATGGCTATACCGGGGCAATGAAAGACCTGCCTATCTCACTTGCCGAAAACATCTACTACACTCAGTATGTATCGAAGCCAAAGTTTGACCTGCTGCTGCCGCTGTCTGAATCCATTGCTGCCGAGGTGATTGACACCGGGGTTAACATGGGGCCATCTGCGGCGGGAAAGTTCCTTCAGCGCTGCCTGAACGCCTTTAACAACCAGGGCAAGGCATACGCTGATATTGCTGTCGATGGGAAGGTCGGCCCGGCTACTGCGTCAGCACTTAAAAGCTATCTGGGTGCGCGCGGAAAGCAAGGTGAAACCGTGATGCTCAAGGCGCTGAACTGCCTGCAGGGCGCGCGGTATATTGAGCTGGCAGAGGCTAACCAGAAGAACGAGGCTTTCGCATATGGCTGGATTGCCAATCGCATTTCCCTTTGATTGTTTGGTCGAGATCTGCATTGGTGCTACAGTAGTGGTCATACTGCTTGCGCTATTCTGGAAAACCGATGCTTAAAGACCTGCTTACCTCGCCAGTCGGCGACTTCTCGCTATCAAAAACATGCCAGTTTATCGGCGTCATGATTGCTTCAGGCGTCATCGTCTGGCAGGCATATCAGAACACGCTTACAACAGATATGTTCGGCATCTATCTCGCCGTCGTCGTGGCTGGCAACTCCGTTAATAAGCTAATTGCCGTGAGAGAAAAGAAAGATGATTCGACCTCTGGATAACTGGAAGGCAGTCAGAGCGCTTGATGTGTGGTATTGGTTCCCGCCCATTAGTTTTCTCAGGCGGTCGATTCTTGCAAGGAAGTGCCTAGCCCTGGCCAGGGCTGACAGAATGCTTTCGGAGGCTGATAAATGATAACCATAAGCACAATCATCGGAGCAATCACCGCGCTAATCATCGGGGCGGTCGGGCTCTGGTTCGGCGGAAAGTCTCGCGGCAAGTCAGAGCAGAAAGCTAAATCAGACATTCAACAGGCGCAGCATTCAGTGGTGCAAGAGAAAGCCCGCACAGAATCCGTTAAGGTGGCAAACGATGTTAAAGATGAAGTTCTGCGCAGCAATCCTGTCTCTGTCCGCGACAAGTTGCGCGACGAATGGACCCGTCCAGGTAATTGATACATCTTGCGACTGGGTGCACCCAATCTGGATGGATGCCGGGGAAATCGACCACATGACCGACGGCACGCTGCGCCAGATTCTTACCCACAACGAAACGTGGAAGAAAAAGTGTAACGGCGACAAAATGCCATCGCGGAAAGGTTGACACGATAATCAGATTGGGGGATACTTACATCACAACGTTGCTCCCGTTGTGGTTAACCAGCAAGCCGGAGGTGGAAGCCCTCGCCGGAGACGTAACCGGCCGACAAGATGATGCAAACGTGAAAGGTCGCTAAAACTCGTTAGGCCGATGAGTTCAGATGGCAATAAAGAACTGACAGCCGGGAAAGACCGGCACGCAACAGGTAAGGGCATTGACTACACCAGATATATCTTCGGATGTAATGGTAAAACCATGCAGTGCCCTTATCGTTGTGGTGTAACTCAATTCCTGCTTGCGGGTTAGATGGGTAGAGTAATGCATTAACTGGTTAAATCCAGCAGGTTAGGCATGATGCTATTGCCGACCCTGAGTGTCGGTTCGAGTCCGATCACCACAACACTTAATATCCAGCATTATCGCAATCATATGTAGGGGTATGTATGGGTTACGGGGCTGGATATTGAGAAAGCACGCTGGCAATGCTTAAACCAGCAAATTTTGCACGCGTAGCTTAATTGGTTAAAGCAACCGACTTATAATCGGCTGATTGAAGGTTCAAGCCCGTCCGTGTGCGCCAAATCATAAGACCCGCTTCGGCGGGTTTTTTCTTATCCAATCCCCCGTGATATACTGACGTTAATTTTCATGAGGGATTAATAATGGCCAAGAAGCCCCACCTCAAGCTACACAATGACGGCAGTCTGTCATACCGCGTGGATGCGTGGGCTAACCCCATCTCCGGGCAGGGTATGCCTGGCATCGATAAAAGCCTCGGGCAGGTTCTGTCACCTGCATTTTCGCATCTGATGCATAACAACCAGCAGGTGCTGACTAACATCTATCTGTCTGACTGGCTGGCGCGTAAAATCTGCGACCTTCCCGCAGAGGATGCCACCCGCAAGTTTATCGAAATTACCGGAGTGGATGGCGAGGATAAAAAGCGCGTCGAGTCCATGCTGGACGACATGGGTCTGCGTGCATCCGTGCGCAAGGGTATCGCCTGGTCACGCCTGTTCGGTGGCGCCGGTGTTCTGAAGGTTTATGATGATTCTCGCCCGCCAGAATCACCTCCATCAGAAACAGCGGCCATCATCGACCTGGTGCCGCTCGATCGCTGGTCATTAAGCGTTGATGAAATCGACCTTGATCCTGAGTCCCCGCATTATGGGCGCGCGCTGAATTATGTGGCTCGCAACGGTGTGACGTATCACCGTGACCGAATTGCGCCTTTCTATGGCTGCCCGGTGCCATACGACACCCAGATTGAATTGCAGGGGTGGGGTGGCTCATATGTAGCGATGGCATGGTCGGCAATTGCCGCCTATAACGAGACATTGCAGGATGCGTCATTCCTGCTGAAAGAGTCAGGTGTTGGCATCCTTTCCGTGCCAAACCTGACAGCGGCGCAATCAATGGGCATGACGGCATCGCAAGCCGTAATGAACCGTGCAAACGCCTTCAATCAGGGTAAGTCAATTTACCGGGCGGCGGTTGTCGACAAAGAAGAGCAATTCGAGTTCGTTAACCGCTCCCTTCAGGGCATCCCCGACTTCGTTGACCGCTTTGCCACAGCGGTAGCTGGCGCGACTGGCCTTTCTGAGATGATGCTTTTCGGTAAATCTCCGGCGGGCCTCAATGCCAGCCAGGAAGAAATCCTGTCGGTTTACTACGACAAGATTGCCGCGATTCAGGAAGGCGACCCGTCTGCGCTGGTGCAGTCATGTATTGATAACGTGAAGATGCAGACAGGTCTTGACTTCGACTGGAAGTGGGCAGAGCTTAGCGCGATGTCGCCTGACAAGAAGGCAGCCTCAATGGCATCGGTGGCAACGGCAATTGCGACGCTTGAGCAATCTGCGGCGCTCACGCCTAACGAGGTGCGCAACCTGGCTAACGATACGGGTCTGTTCTCACTGGAAGAATTGCCGGAAGATGAAGAAGAACAGGATCCGTTAGGTCTTAACTTACTCGGTGGCGAAAATGGCACAAACGGAATTTCAGAAACAACTGGAAGCACTGAAGCCGGACAAGCGGAAGCGTAAAGTCCTGCTGCCAGCCCGTCACCCTGTACGGATTGAGCAGCAGTACGCGAAGATGCTGCGCGGCATCATTGATGGCATAAATGCCGAACTGAAAACCCGCATTGCTGATGAATTAAAAGCAGAGATTTCGGCGCGGGAGGATGGCTATCGTGCTGATGACCTGTCGGCGGTTCTGCGAGCTATTCGCTCACTGGCGACGGGCAACATTCCAGGGTTGTCATTCGTGCGCAACATTGGCGATTCTATTCGTTCAGCAATTGATGGCAACTGGCAGAAAGCAATCAACCAGGCCATTGGCGTCAACGTGGCACTGCCAGGAACCGACATGAGCGCCAACATTGACGCATGGGCTGAGGAAAACACGGCGCTGATTACTAACCTGACGCAAAGCTACCTGAGCAAGATTACAACTGCCGTTAACTCAGGATTCCGCGATGGGCTGTCATGGCGTGACATCAGCAAAAACATTCGGGCCGAAACAGGGGTTGCGAAACGACGAGCCGACCTGATTGCCCGCGACCAGGTTGCTACCATGAATATGCAGGTCACGAAGCAACGCGCGGCAGACCTGGAAATCAAGCAATTCGTCTGGCGCACGATGGAAGACCAGCGGGTGCGAGGAAATCCGTCAGGGCTTTACCCGAAAGCAAAGCCGTCACATTATGCGCGTAACGGCAAGACGTATAACTGGTCAGATGGCGCTGGTGCTCTGGATACTTTCCCGGGGCAGGCTATTAACTGCAGGTGTTACGCTTCCAATGTCATTGAATTTTAAAGAGAAATTTAAATGAGAAAAGATTATCGCATCGACAAAGGCGGTCGCATAACCTCAAAGATTGACGAAAATGGCTATCTGCGCATCGATGGCGTGGTGGCACATGTCGGCATCCTTGAATATATGGAAGATGATGGCACGATTATCCGTGAATTTGTGCCAGAGGAAACGTTGTTTGATGAGGAATCGCTAAAGTCCCTGGCTGGTGCGCCGGTGACTTTGCAGCACCCTCCCGTGATGATCACTCCATCCAACTACAAGGAATACTCTCAGGGCAGCGTTAACGGGATGCCAAAGCGTGACGGTGACAATCTTGTCGCGTCAATGCTGGTAATTGGCAACGAGGCGCTGCATGCTGTAGAATACGACGGAGTAAGTGAGCTTTCTCCGGGTTATTCCGTTGACCTTGATGAAACGCCGGGTGAATGGCAGGGCCAGAAGTATGACCGTGTCCAGCGCAATCGGCGCTATAACCATCAGGCCATCGTGGATGCCGCGCGAGGTGGCTCAATCTGTTCACTGCGTTTTGATGGCGCAAATGTGCCGAATAACGAGGAGAAATCAATGACTCAAATCAAACTGCCAGGCGGCGGCACTGTTGAAGTTGCAGACGCAGCTACGGCAGCGACCATCAACGCGGCGCTGGCGAAGCAGGGCAAGCGCCTTGATTCCGCTACAGGTCAGCTCAAAAAGCTGGTCAAGGCCATCGCTCCAAAACTGAAGCTAGACGCTGACGACATCATTAAAGATGTCGACGACGAGAACAAGGAAGTGGTTGAAGTCGATGTTCCGGCGGTGGAAAACGCAGTAGCCAGCGTTTCCGAAGCGGTAGACACCCTCCAAGCTCAGCTTGATGAGCTGGCTGATGCGGTAAACGGCGACACTCCTGATTCCTTAATGGATGAAGAAGACCAGGACAAGGTGGATGAGGACACCGACCCGGAGCAGAAAACCGACTCCCTCAGCAAAATGCTGCGAATCATCGAAGATGCCAAAAAACTGAAACCGGGAATCAGCCATATGGATGGCAAGCGCGTGAAAACTGCTCGCGAAATCCAGGTTGAGGCGCTCATTGCCGCAAAATCCGGCTTCAATGCTGATGGCAAGTCTGCCGCCTATATCAGCGGTCGATTCGATGCCGCAGTGGATGGACTGAAGAATCGCACCGACAGCCTGCGCACTCAGCGTCAGGGTCTGAATCTTGATGGCATGTTCAACTCTCGCGAAGAGTCTGGACAGGCTGCATATAACGCTAAATTCTACGCGGGGAAAGCATAATGGCGCTCAATAACACCTACTCCTTAACCCAACAGCCGTATGCCCCTGGCATGGTTGCGGACGCACGATTGACGCAGACAGTCAGCCGTATCGCATCTGCTGCTATCAAAGCAGGTCAGGCCGCTGTTCGTGATAACAACGACCACAAAGTTAAACCGGTGTCTGCTGCTGGCGATGTCGTTATCGGCGTTGTTCGCTGGGAAGCTACCTGGGTTGCCGCTGATGGCGCAACCGAGCAGACTCACGCAATCGGCAAAGACGTATCTGTCGTGACCGATGGCCCGGTATGGGTTCATGCAACTGTTGCCGTGAATCAGGGTGAACTGGCCTACGCTCTCACCGATGGCACTGGCTTCACCAATGTTTCAACCTCGGCAGCAACGCGCCCGGTAGGCATCTTCGACACCTCAACCACCGGTGCAGGCGCTGCGATTGTCAACCTGAAACCAGCAACCACCGCACCAGCAGCCTAACAGGGGATAATAATGAATATCAATTTACGACTGGACCATCTTAAGGGCGTGAAGCTTGATGCGGGCTGGGAAACCACCCCTACCATGCTGGCGAGCCTGGTATCTAAGGCACTGGATGTGCAGCAGCTTGGCTTCCGTGCTGATGCCGCGACTGGTGTCATCTTTGCACAGCAGCTTCAGGCGATGTCTAACCGCATCCGCGAGAAAGAATATCCTCAGTGGAAAGGTAAAAACCTGCTGCCAATGCAAAATGAAGCGCCATTCGGTGCTGAAGAGTTTGCCTACGTTGTCGCTGACCGCGTTGGTATGCTGGAGCACATCACCAACTACGCCGACGACCTGCCAAACATCGAGGTAACTGGCGAGAAGATGGTTGTAAACATCCGTGCATTCGGTGGCTCGATTATTTACAGCGTATTTGAAATCGCCAAAGCAACCGTAGCTGGCATGAATATCGTTGACCGTAAGGGTATGGCGATCCGGAATGCAGCAGAGCAGAAGCTGGACCAGATTATCTGGGTTGGTGATGCTGAAACTGGCCTGACCGGGCTGTATAACGCGCCGAACGTTACCACTCGCACCGCACCAAATGGCGCGTCTACTACGTCGACCTGGGCAACTAAAACAGCAGAAGAAATCTATGCTGACCTGGTTTACCCGATCACCCAGCAGGCGACAGACACACTTGGCGCTGAGCGTCCTGATACCGTCGTCATGACCTCTGCGAGCTATGAACGTGCCCGCACCACATTCTTCACCGATAACACCGGCGAGAATGCGATGGAGCGATTCAAGAAATCCTACCCGGAAATCACGGTTGAAACCGTGGAGTGGTTAGGACCGAAGGGAACCGGTCAGACTAACAGCGCGATGATTCACTATCGCAACGATTCCGAGAAGCTCGGCGTTGAGGTTCCAAAACCGTTTACCATGATGCCGCCAGAAGCTCGCAACCTGGCAACCGTGGTGGATGGCTACCTGGCAACCGCCGGCGTTGTGGTATACTTCCCACTGTCCGTAACTGTAACCAACGGGATTTAATCATGGCTGAAGTAAAAGCAACCAAGAAAGTGACCGTGATCAACCAGCGCGCAAACATTCACTATTCCGGCGACCTGCGCCTGCTTCCTGGCGTTGAAACCGAAGTGACTGCCGAGCAACTGGCGTTCATCGAAAGCAACGAAAAGCACCTCGTTGATGCCGGTCATATCGTGATTAAGAAATAATCCGGTGACGTGTTAAAATAAAGGGATGCTACGGCGTCCCTTTTTTACAGGTGGAATATGGCACTAGACCTTGCGCAATTCCGGGCTTCATACCCCGAATTTGTTAACGTACCGGATGAGGTGATTCAGCGATACCTAACTGAGTTCACGGTTTTATATACCGGATGCTACGGTGAATATTACGATGTGCTACAGGGTTACTATGTGGCGCACATGCTGGCGACAAATTATAACCTGACTACTGGTCAGCCTGGTGGTGGTTCGGTTACGGTGGTCACTACCGGGCGATCGGTTGGTGACGTCAGCGTATCCGGTCAGGCTATTGGCGTTGGCTCTGATGGCTCAATGTGGGATGGCACAACCTATGGGCAGATGTTTAAAAGCCTGATTGCCATGTTCGGTGCTGGGCCTTACCTCACGCAATCGGCTCATCTTTATGGCTGCTAAAAATAAGCTGGTGATTCGAAACCCAAACGCCATCCGTGACATGCGGCGGCGTATCGGTGCACACGCTGTAGCTGTTGGCGTTCATGGGAATGAGGGTATGCACAAGGATGAAAATGGAGAGCAAACAGGAAACACAGTGGCTGAAATATATTGGTGGAACGAATTCGGCACATCCCGCATACCTGAGCGCCCGACGCTGCGACCGACCTTTGCGAAAGAGAAAGCGAAGTACATCCAGATTCTCGGCAAGATTACCGCTCGCGTGATGAATGAAGAGAATTATAATCTGCGGCAGGCAATGGGCAGGCTTGGCGAGGTTGCGCAGCAGGATGTGCAGCAGGCCATCGTTGCGCTTAAATCACCGCCAAACAAGCCTAGCACAATAAAGAAAAAGAAATCAGATAATCCACTGATTGATGGTGGTGACATGGTAAGTAGAATCAGATGGGCATACGTCAAGCCGGAGGAATAATGTTATTTGATTTTAATCAGGTGTGGGGCGATCAGTTTATTGATTACACCCTTATCCGATATTCTGCCGGGGCTGATAATGCCGAGGGGGTTTACGTTCCAGGCTCATCGACCACGCAAACAATCCAGGGAATGCCGCCGCAGCCGCTGAATGAAAAGGAACTGATGCAGTTCACGGATGGGCAGAAGATTCAGGACATCCAGAAGATTTACACCTCCTTTCCTGTTCGAGTCAGGACTGATGAGGTTAATGCCGACCGCTTCCAGTTTGAGGGTCAGGAGTACGAGGTTATCAAGGTGGAAACCCGCGACATCCTCGGCAACTATTACAAGGCCACCGTGCGAAAAATTCAGGGGGACGTGTGAGTATTGAATCGGCATTAACTGCATTGCTTAAGCGCCTCACGCCTGTCGTTAAGCAGGCTCCGTATAATGGGCCGCGTCCAACTGGCGTATACATGACCTTCCAGCCTATGGCGATCATCCCGCAACGCAGCCCGATGAAGAAGCGAGTGTTGCAGTCAGATAACGAGACATTCACGGAAACAAACTGGTTCCACTCAGAGCTAACCGTTAGCGTGAACGCCTATGGTCCGGGTGGTTATTCTCTGCTGATGGGGCTTCATGGACTGAAAAACTATTATGAGGCTCGCGGCGCACTGGCAGCTGAAGGCATGGCGCTGATCACCATCGGGCAGGCCAGAAATCTCTCCGAGTTAGGCGATGAGGCATACCGCACCCGCTGGCAGTCTGACGTTGTTTTCCACATCTCGCCAATGACGGAATTTGACGATTACCGGCTGCGCCAGTTTTACGTCACAGGTCAGTGGGTATCTACGGGTGATGTGCTTACTATTGAAACAATCGCGCCATCTTCGCCAGCGCTGTGAGGCTGTGATATTATTACCAGGCAAGTACTTGCCAAAACGAGGATTTAAACATGCCTACTCCGATTCGCCGCCGTTTCGCGGTCGATACGCTGCTGAACGATAAAGTAGCCACTGTCGATGTGCTGAACCGCGCAGGCTTTATCACAACCAACGATTTATTCAGCGGTGAGCGTTATCGCATCCTCACCCCTGACTCCTATGCTGACGAGGTCGATGCGGTGTCGCATCCTGTTGAGTTCAAGTGGCTGCAGACCCACTTCTCGCAGGAAGGTGGCGCACCTGCTGACGTTGCAGTGATTTACTGGGACAAGACTGCCGTAAACACCCCGGCCACTGCTGGCAAACTCACCGGCGGCGTTCTTTCTTCTGAAGAACAGGAGCTGGCAAAATTCACCGGCATTAGTGATGGCGCTATGAGCCTGACCATAGACGGCTCACCAAAGGAAATTACTGGTGTAAACCTTTCCAGTGTCGCCTCTATGGCTGATGTTGCTACCGCGCTCAACAACAAGACCACGCCTGTGGCAACAGTTACATGGGCGGCAGGAACTGCGCAGTTTATCGTAACATCTGCGACAACTGGCAGTACATCAAGCGTCACCATCACTGGCAGTGATACTCCTCTGGCAAAGGCGATGAAACTGGCAACATCTACTGGCTCGGCGTCAACTCCCGGAACCGCTCAAACCACTGGCGAGTCATTCCCTGATGTAATGAATGATTTCTACGCTCGAGGCGGCAATGCTTATTTCTATGCCTACGCTGGCGTAAATGCTGGTGCTATTGCGGACCAGAAAACAATCGCGGAATGGGTCCAGTCGAGCGCAGAAAACAAGGCGCAGGCCATGTTCATGACTACCGACCAGAATGCTGTCCTTAACACTGCAACGAGCGACATCGGCTATCAGTTGCGCAATACCAGCATAGAGCGGTCTTCAGTAATATATCATCCTACTGGTGTGGTTAATGGTGTAGACATGACAGATCAGCGTCCTGATGCTGCGATTCTTGGGCGAATGCTCTGGACTGACCCTGGCGCCCAGCAGTGGGATTACAAAACCCTGACCACCGCCAGTGACTCAGGCTTAAGCCCAACAGAACAGGGCAACCTTCGCGCTAAGGGCTACAACTTCGTGGAAACATTCACGAACACAACGTTCACGCACCTGTTCAAAGGTCGCACCTGTACCGACCGTGAAATCCGTATTCAGTGGGGAGCTGACTGGTTTGATAACAATCTGCAAGCAAGCCTCGCAAACTACGCATTCCGCACACCGCTGATGGCATTCGATGAAGAAACGTTCACGGATGTTGAAGCGCTGATTCGTGAGTGGCTGGAACGAGCGGTAGACCGCCGGGTTATCCTGGAAGATTACACCGTGTCACTGCCAGACCCTGACAGCATTCCTGCATCTGTGCGTAAATCCGGACAGGCAACATTCAACGACGTATATCAGGCAACGCTGAACTCCGCCATTGATGGCTGGGTTGTTCGCGGAACCTGGTCAATTGGGGGTATCTAATCGTGCCAATTTACGATCCGAATAAAGTTACCCTTTCCTGGGGTGGGGTTGCAGCTCGTGCAGTTGCTAATGGTGAAATGTTTAATTTCACATTTAACAATGACATCTGGAACACCTACGCTTCCATCAAAGGCGGCGGCGCTTTCGTCAAATCTCTTGATAAAACAGGGACTTGCGTAGTCTCCTTGCAGGACGTAAGCCCGACAAAGGCGGCATGGCAGGCGCTTTATGAGGCGGGCAAGCCACTGCCACTCCTTCTGCTTGACCGGAACAGCACAGGCGAGGTTGCTGGTGCAAAAGAGGCCATGCTGGCGCGGCCTCCGGCCCTGGTGAAGGCGCAGGAGTTAACCATCGTGCAATTCACCTTCAAGTTTGTGGATGGGTATATCATCCATACAGGGCAGGCGCTGGATTAAACAAATTGGGGCTTCGGCCCCTTTTTTACGCATGTAATGGTTGACACAATAGAAATGTGGTGTATAGTTCAACACATAGGGAGGCGGCAGGATGCAGCAGGAGAGGAGCAACGCAGGGGCTTGATCGTAGTGTCAGGATTCCCAACCGTGAGGCCAGAACGCACACACTACCGGAAACGGAGAACGCTAGTGCGGTTACTGAACCGAGGCTACCGACGAAGCACGCCACCCCATCAATAACACCACAAGGAGTAACGAAATGTCATTACCTAAATTTGAAGTAGCACTGCAGCCAACAAATGAACAAATTCAAGCTGGTATTAAGCAGTTGCTAGAGGAAGCTCCTGGATTGGAGGATGAATTAGATGACGAGCAATTGCAGGATGCCGTCGTGTTCATCTGGCAAGCAATGATTGCTGCGCGATAAGGAGAGAGAAATGAGCAACATCTACTGCCGCGCTTGCGGCGCACAAATCCACGAATCAGCGACCGACTGCCCTAACTGCGGCGCGAAGCAACAGGTTTACACGAAGAGCAAAGTTACCGCCGTGCTGCTGTGCTTCTTCTTCGGATTCATTGGCATCCACCGCTTCTACCTGGGCCGTCCGTTTTCCGGCGTGATGTACATCCTGTTCTGCTGGACTGGCATCACCTTTTTCGTGGCTTTTATCGAGTTCATTATCCTGCTGTGTACTAGTGAGCAGGAGATTAACCGTAAGTATGGAGCGAAGAAATGACGGAATGGATTAAGTGTAGTGAGCGGATGCCTGGTGATTTTGAAGATGTTCTGGTTACTGATGGGGTTAACGTTGAGGTGATGTGGTTGGATTGCGACGGTTTCTGGGATTGTTGGGCGCCGCGTAACTCAAATATCAGTAGTGAGGATGTAACTCACTGGATGCCGCTTCCTGAACCACCAACAGAATAAGCCCCTCACGGGGCTTTTTTCATTCCCATCCCGCCGTGTTATAATTATGTCAACCAAACACGGAGACACGAAATGCAACTCAAAGACATTAAAGCAGGCGAGCACACTTTCAGCGTAGTCATGCCGACCACACGCGAAGGCTTCCGCATTCAGGCCAAGCTCATGAACATCGCGGCGCTGACCTACCAGGGCAAGCTGCAAGGTGATGAGCAGTACGACCTGCTGAAATCCATGCTGAATGGCGCAGAAGTCGATAATCAGCCGCTTGATTTCGACAAATTCTTCGAAGGCCAGATTGACCTCGCCGATACCGTTTTCTTTGCTTACGTGAAGGAGATGTACCCGAGTTTTTTGGGGAAGGCGACCGCTATGTTTCAACGCAAGATGGCGGAGAACTCCGGGTCGGCGGAAAGCTGATTTACACGCGTGACATCCAACCGTCATACTCTGACGAGATGGCGGCGGTGATGCGCGTAGCCAAAGCATATTACTCCAGCCCTGATGACGTGCTGAACAAATGGTCGTACCATATGTTCCTGGACTGCTGCGAATCCCTTCACGTCGAGGCTGAGATTAATCGCAGAATCAACGAATCACTTTATGAGGCCGACTGATGGCATTTGTTACTGAGCTTTTGGGTTACATCGGCCTCGATGTTGATGATGCCTCATTTAACGAAGCTGAACAGTCCGTTAAGGACGTTACTAAGGTCATGGCTGGCCTTATCACCATTGCGGCATCGGCGGCTACTGCGGTCACTGGTGCGGCTTATGCGATGGTTAACGACTTCGCCAATACCGCAACAGAGATTGACCAGTTAACCAAGCGCCTGAACGTCAATGCTGAGGCGTTCCAGGCCACGGCCTTCGCCGCAAAATCATTTGGCATTGAACAGGACCAGCTTGCAGACGGCATGAAAGAGCTGTCGATGCGGGCTGGCGAGTTTGCGCTGGACGGGAAGGCTAACGCGGACGCGTTTGGCGAAATCGGCATCACGCAGGCTCAGGTTAAACAGTACGGCAACAATATCGAAGGGCTTTTCAGGCTCGTCAGGAATAAACTGAGCGAGGTTAAAGAGCAGGGCAAGCGGCAATTCCTTGCTGATGCCCTTTTCGGTGGCGGGCTTGCTGATGTTGGCGGTGAATTTTTCTCACAGACATCCGAAAACATCGCGGCACTTCAGAAGCAGGCGCGAGAATCCGGGCTGGTAATTAGCCAGGAGAATCTCGATATGGCGCGGGAATATACCCGCGAGATGGATTTATTACAGGCTCGCATCAAGGGGCTGTGGAATATCGTCGCCTCCAGACTGCTGCCGGTATTCACGCGCATAACACGCCAGATGAAGGAGTTTTTCGACCTTCACGGTGAAGATATAGTAGACGCCCTGACCGCTGCGATTAACGGACTCACTACCGCCGTAAAATACCTCGGCATTGCTGCTGCAATCGCCATGCCTTACCTGATTGGCTCAGTCGCTATCGCTTCATGGGCTAAGCTCATCGCGCTAACTAATACCCTTACCGGTGCATTCCTCGCAATGCGCACTGGTGCCATGCTGGCATGGGCTGCTGCGGCTGCTGGTCCTGCACTTGTTGGCGCTGCCATAATCAGTCTTATTCTGGTTATCCAGGATATATACACCTACTTCACCGGCGGCGACTCGATTACCGGGCGCATAATTGAAGCATTCGGCAAGCCGATGGTGGATGGTATTAAGAAGGCATGGAGCGGATTAAAACAGTGGTTTAAGGACTGGATTGCAGATGTCGGGCGATGGTTTGCTGACCTTATTCCTGACTGGCTGAAAAACCCTGCAATCAAGAGTAGGCAGCAGATGATTGAGTCAGGGCAAGGTGATCCGAATACAAAGCAATCAACATTTGCTTATCCTGTTCCTGGCGCTCCTGGCATTACTGAGCCACCGGTTCTAGTGCCCCCTCGCACATCCGTAACCGCTCCACCAACAATGGCGCAGGGAATGGCACAAGCTAATGCTGGGCGAGGAAATGTCATTACCACTAACAGCGGCAATACAACTGTTGGCGAGATTATTGTTAATGGCGCTGAAAATCCGGTGGCAACTGCGCAGGCTATACGGCAGGAGCTACGAAGAGATAACGCCTCAAGAACTAAGGGTATTGATACGGGGGTTAAATACTGATGCTTATCTTCGAACCAGGAAAGCTGAGAAAGCTCTTCGGTAGTGACTACAACCAGATTTCAGTCATCCCTATTGATGTGACTCAGGTTGAAACGCATACGTTTAACCACGCCATCACCCGCAAGCCAGTGCAGGACGGGGCGACAATATCTGATAACATCCTGATTGAGCCGGATAGTGTGACCATTCAGGGAATTTTCACTGACCAGTCACTATTGAATAAGGGAATTGAGCTTGTGCAGTCAGCGCTGGACGACGGGTTTACCCCGTCCACCATGAGCACATGGGAAGACAAGCTCGCCAAGCTGCATGAGATTCGCAAGATGCGCGAGCCGTTTACGCTGGTGACATCGCTCGGCACTTACAAAAACATGTTCTTCGACGGGCCTATCACCGTCAACCGTGACCTGACGACCAGTGATGCGCTTTTCTTCACTGCCACGCTAACCGGCATTAACATCATCTCAGCGCGAACCACACAGGTTCCTGCCAGTGCAATGAGCGACAACAAAAACGGCGGGTCGAAGAAGATGGCCCCTAAAAAGGACGTTGGCAAGAAATCGAATACCGCAGGCCAGATTAACGCCGCAGGGAAGAAGGTCGGGGCAGCTACGCCAGAGAAGTCGAAATCATGGCTTCTGCAATCTGGAGAATGGGGTGCCAAAAAAATTAATGGGTGGCTTAACTGATGGACAATATCCTTATCCAAATTGAGCAGTACCCAGACCAGACCATGCGCATGGACCTGGATGGAAAGCCGACAACTATTCGCCTGTACTGGTCTGATTTCGATGAAAGCCTTTCAGCTCTCGCCGCTGATGATGGATGGGTTCCGGAAGGGTGCTGGAATATGGACATCTCAAACGATGAATTTGAGGCTTACGGCATCGTCATCACAGGCGGGTGCGACATTCTTGAGCCGCACGCGCAGGCATCGCTTGGTGGAATGTTTCTTGTCCCGGTGACGCCAGGGAAAAAAGAGTTAACGTTTGAGTCGTTCGGCGTTGACCATCTGCTTCTATACGTGCCAAAAGTTAACTATGATGAATTTGTTGCTGACATAGGTTACGCGCGATGAGGTATTTCAAGGGCGAGGCATATCTCGAGGTTATCTACGAAAAAGAGGCTATCGTTTACGACCAGAAGAATGACGCCGGACGCATGTTGCAGGTTGATTTTGACATCAAGATGAGCCGCAGCAAGACGCCAAATCAGGGTGTCATTGCGATTTATAACCTGGCAGAAACAGACCGCAGACGCATTGAGCGTGATGCCAAATCCGTTCGGCTGTACGCGGGTTACGATGGCGATAACAAGCTCATCTTCGTGGGTGATGTCGTATTCGTTTCGACGGTGAAGGAAGGTGTTGACTGGAAGACCGAGATTAAAGCCGGTGACGGCTTCCGCTCGTTCAGCCAGTCTATTACCAGCAGGAATTACGCAGCAGGAACGCCAATCAGGACTATAGTTGAGCAGACAGCACGCGATATGGGTATCGCGCTGAAAGAGTCAGCCAACATTCTCAAAGGATTGCTTGATGGCTCTATTACCCTGCATGGAAAATCACAGCTTGCACTTGACCAGGTTGTCAGGAATGCCGGTGGTGAGTGGTCTATTCAGGACAATGAACTTCAGGTCACGCCAATCACTAAGCCGATTGATGGCGAGGCCATCGTACTGGATTCATCATCCGGCTTGCTTGAAGCGCCATCGGTATCGGAGAAGGGCGTCAATATACGTTGTCAGCTCCACCCAGATTTGAGGCCGGGCAAGGTGGTTAAACTTGAATCATCATCGTGGACCGTTGATTCCGGCGGCACTGGCGTGATGGATGGCACGCAGGTGAAGAAAGACAAAAAGAGCGGAAAGACTCAGCAGGTGCAAAAGGAAAAGACCTACCCGGTTGAGCGAGGCAAAGACTATAATGGATTTTATATCTGCCAGTCAGTGCAATTCGTTGGTAATAACGCTGGCGGCCCATTTGAATGCAGGCTTGAAACGATAGAGTTACCGAATGCTACTTGATACCTCAATGCACGAGATGGAGAGTGATGAGTCTCTCCTGTACTCAATGGACCAGAACGCGCTAACCTTGCGTACAATGATGCTCGCAGAATGCGTTTCATTTGATGCGGGGCGAAACTGCGTCACTGTCCAGCCATTACTACAGACCAACATTGACGGGAATGTCAGCAACATCCCGCCGATAAAAGACGTTCCGGTCGGATTCTATCAGGCTGGCGGGTTCGTCATAACCCATAAGCCTTCCCCTGGTGATGTCTGTATGCTGCTGATAAGCGACCGAAACATCTCTAAATGGAAGCTAACCGGTGGCATCGTTGACCCGAAAAGCTCTCAGCACCATAACATGAATGATGCAGTGGCCTACTTCGGCCTGAATGCGTTTCCTGACGCTGTGGGCGGGGTGCAGGATGGTATTGATGTTCGCTCGCTTGATGGCTCGGTCAGCCTGCACGTCAACGCGTCATCCATCACGGCAAAGGTTGGCGATTCTACCCACACTCTGACGGCATCTGATTACTCGCTTTCTGTTGGCGGGGCTAACACCATGACTGCAACGGCTTCAGGTGTAAACTTCGGCGTCCCAGTCACCATGCCAAATGGCGCGACGATTAACGGAATTCCGTTCAATACCCACAAACATACCGGCGTAGAGACCGGGGGCGGAACATCAGGAGGACCGACTTCATGAGAAGCGATTTCGAACTTGATAGCAATTCATGGGACCTGGTCATCACCGATGATATTGGCATCGTTGAAAATGCCGCCATGACGTCTCAGGATAGTAAGTTCTCACTCCAGCTGATTCAGGGTGAGGTTTTCGACGACAACCGAATCGGAATGCCGTGGCTTACCGACATGGTAAGCCCACAGGTTAGCATCGCCGCGAAGAAACAAATCATTCGTGATATCATTATGACGACTCCTGGTGCTATCGAGATAACACGTCTTGAGGTGGTTGTTGATAATGAGTCAGGCATTGCGTCGGCGGTATTCGAAGGGATTACTGACAACAGAGAGGTGTTCGGCTCCTCCATTGGGCGAATTGAACCTAAGCCACCAGTAACCAATAAAAACGTTGCAGCACTTAACGATTACCTCATAATTTTACAATAGGTGATAAATTGGAACTCAAAACATACTTCGCGCAAGATGCTGCTGGCAACATCATTTCATCTGCCATCGTCAACGTATTCCTGCAAGGCACAACCACACTTGCCACCGGATTGACTCGCGCTGATGGTACTCCGCTTGAAAACCCATTCGCTGCTGATGGCGCTGGACGTATACAGTTTCGTGCCCCTGATGGGTATTATGATGTTCAGGTAAGTGCTGGTCCAGGAATCATCCAGACACTAACCATTCAGTGCGTTGATTACTCTGGTGCTAAAGCTGATGCTGACCGGGCAGAGGCAGCGGCAGATCGTGCTGATGTTTCCGCTGAACAGGTGGCTGACGCTGTTGCGTTGAGGGGAGAGCTGGCTGAAAGCGATGGTGCCGCGTTAATCGGTGGTATCGAAATAACGGCAGAGTCGTTCGGCGTTGTAAGCGGCTTGGTTTCAATTACTGTCGCTAAAGCTAACGCAGATAAGATTATGCAAAAGGCTGCAGAACTTAGCGCTGCTGGAGGCGGGAAAATCATATTCACCAAGAGCCTATACCAGGTTCATATGAATGAGTCGGACTACAGCTCTTCGGCAGCAACACTTCGTGTGGCAGCACTTTGCATCCCCTATGACAACGTGATCCTGTGTGGGCAGGGGTGGAATTCCACCACTATCCAGGCATGGGCAACCAACTCCGCATATGGTGTTTTGCAGTGGTCAAAAGCACCATTGCAAAATGGTGTGACGAAAGTTCATGGTGTGGGTATACACAACATTTGTATCGATGGTAATTACCAAGGGGATTTCACACCGGGGTCTTATGTAAGACAGACGGAAGGGGTTGTAGGTGCAGGTATTGAAGGTTTGAGCATCAACAACCTCAAGGTTAAAAACTGTTCCCACTATGGGATGGGTTTGCAGAACGGTGGATACAAAGGGTGCATTATTGATGGTTACTGGTCAGAAAATACCGGGGCTGATGGTATTGATATTAAAGATAATGGGTCAGTTAGCCGTGCATTTCAGTTAAATAACATCTTTGTTTTCAACTTCGGGCAACTTGATGAGCCGAATAACCCATGGGCTGGTGTTGATGTCATGTCAATTGCCCCAAAAGTATCTAATGTCTATGTTTCTGACTTTGGGGATGTTGGCTGCCCCGGGGCGGGTGTTCGTATCAAGCAAGGGCCAATAGGTGCTCCGGATGGGAGAGGCTCAAGCGCCTGGGCTAACGTTTCAGACATAACGGTTGTGCAAAATAGATTTGGATCAGCTTACACGACACTCATTGGTCTGCACATAAAAGCACCTTTTGTTAACTTCAGCAATATCGTTGCAATAGGATACGAAGGCGGAAGAATAAAAAACGGCGTTTGGATAGAGGAACGCCATAGTCGCGGGTCAAATATTCAAATAGCGAATGCTGAAGACGGATTATCAATTACTGCTTCCTCAAGTGGTTCATCTGAGGGTCGTGAATATGGGGATGCAGATGACACTGTAATTAATGGTATTGTTTTCAAGGATGTAAACAGGGCTGCAATTGTTAACAGAAAATACGCCAAGTTTAGTGGCGTAACATTAAAAGATTGTCCTGTTGGATTTGTTGCTGGTGGCAGTGGCTTTGGAAAAGTAACAATAAAAGGTATTCACCTTGATAATGTTACCGACCCATTTGGGCAAATGGCAGGTTCATTTCATAGTATCACCGATGTTACAGGTACAAGCTCAGCAAACTGGCAGTCTGGAATTGGCGTTATAAAAGGTTCTAGCGACTTCAGCGCCACCACAGTAGTTAGTAAAAACGGAGTCCGTCTCTATTCTGGTTCAACAGACTCAGCACTCGGAACTGAATTGGCCCGTTTTGCAACAGCAGTAAGCGATGTGTTTTCTCCACTGAGAGTAACTGGTAACGTGCAGCCAGTTGCTGCAAATACCTATTATATTGGTACTGGTGGACTACCATGGGCTGGCGGTTTTACACAGACAGCACTAACCGTAACTTCCGATGCTGATTACAAGTCAGACCCGTTACTGATGACAGATGCTATCCTTGATGCAGCAGCAGAGGTGCAACTTGTTCAGTATCAATATCTGGACAGGATTGAAGAAAAAGGACCTGACGGTGCGCGCTGGCATTTCGGCGCTATTGCCCAACGCTATGTAGAGGCATTCGAAAGGCACGGACTTGATGCGCATCGCTTTGGGTTCATCTGTTATGATGAATGGGATGATGTTCCTGCTGTCATTGATGAAGATACTGGAAATGTGATTACGCCAGCTATCAAAGCGGGGTCACGATACGGAATCCGGTATGAAGAAATGCTGGTGATGGAAGCAGCACTTCAACGCCGTAACTGTTCGCGACTATTGGAAAAATACGAGCAACTTTCAGCGCGCATCGACGCATTAGAGGCTAAATAAATGGCATTCAGCACAATCCACACAAACTATGGCCTGCAAGCGCTGGCCGCCACCATGTGGTAAAATGATGAAAACATATCGGGGGTGGCATGGCTACGACAATTGACGAAACTGGTTTCCATCGTGACAGGTATCAGGATGTGCGAGAGGAGAATGCGCAGAGGTGGAATGATTCTTTTCCAGATATGGACACGAGTGCTCCTCGCGTATCCGGGCGCATCATCTCTATCCAATCCGCGATTAGAGATGACCTGAACGCAAAGGCTGAGTATATACTTAACTCATTCAGCCCGTTCACTGCTATAGGCTCGCAGCTTTCTAATCTTGCGCCTCTGATGAACAAGCGTCGCATGCCACGCATCTACAGCCAGGTAACGCTGCAATTTAACGCAGACCTGAATGGGGCAAATGTTCCTGATGGCACCATCGTTTCTTCATCGCTGGACCGTACCAAAAAGTTTGCCACCACACAGCGGTTAATTATTGCGCCAAATGGGTCCGGAGTGGTGCTGGCTGAAGCCATTGAGGCCAGCGATTACAAACCCGCTGCCGGAACTATCACAGTTATTGAGTCTGGCGTGTATGGTGTCGTATCGGTCACAAACCCAAACGATGGAACGCTGGGCCGTGCGCGTGAAACAGACGCTCAGTTGCGTTTCCGTATGTTGCAAACTTCATCTGCAGCTAGTGGCACACCTGAAGGGATTTACACTGCTGTAAGTCAGGTTGATGGCGTAACCTACGCATCCGTGCTTGAGAACTTCACCGACACAACTAATGCCGCCGGGATGCCACCACACTCAATAATGCCGGTAGTCGATGGTGGTGATGACAATGAAGTGGCGCTTGCCATTCTTGAGACCCGAGCCGCTGGGATTGATTTCACCACATCCGCTGACATTCCTGGGGCTTCATGGGAGAGTGTTACCGTTACTAACCCTGCAAATGGTCAGCCTGTGACGGTCTGGTTTGTAAGGCCAACAAACACCACGGCGACGATTGCAATCAACATCAGCACGGATGCAAACTTCCCCACCGATGGGCAGCAGCGCATTAAGGATGAGGTGGTTAATTTCGTTAATCAGTGGCCTATTGGTAAGTTGCTTTATGCCAGCCGCCTGTATACTCCGGTCAACCTGGTTCCCGGTGTGGACATCAACACTGTAACTATCAATGGAACTGACAGGGTTTCATTGACAGCTTATCAGAGGCTGGTGATTACAGATGCTAATATCACTATCACGGTGACGCCATGAGCACGTTTTACCAGGAATCATCGCTACAGCTGATTGAAAACCAGTTGCGCGAGTCACCTAACTACATCGAAGTGATTCGCTTGCTGGCTGAGGACTTTGATGAGGCCAGCGATATCTATGATTACATCGCCAAAAACATTAACGTCCTCAATGCTCGAGGCGTGTGGCTTGATCTCATTGGCGATATTGTTGGTGTAAGCCGGGTTTTCGAGAAGGAGATTCAGCCAGTATTCTTCGGCTTCGATGACCAGCCAAACACGACTGGATTCGGACAGGCAAGATTTAGGGAGCTGGATGATAAGACCACGGCATCATCCGTTCTTAACGATGATGATTACAGGGTGGTAATTATCGGTAAAATTGCGAGAAACTATGGTGATGTATCAGAGGTTGGGGTTGCTACCTCCGTGTTGAATATGACACAGGCCGATAACGTACTGGTGTATCAGAGTGGCCCGGCAACCTTCAGCGTTTACGTAATAGGGCTGATTAGTGATAACATTAAGTCAATACTTACTGGTACAGACCTTATCCCTCGCGCAGCTGGGGTTAAGATGAATCTCTTCTTCTCTGGTGACGACAACATATTCGGATTTGCGGACCAGTTAGGGATTAAAGGATTTGATGTTGGGCATTTTATTAACTAAGAGGTGATCGCATGGCCCTGCCAGCAGATTTCAACAAGATTTATGGCTCAACAGCCACTGGCGGATTGACGCCAATCAGTGATGTTAACTATGCAAAGGGTTGGGAATTTGTGGGGTCAAATCCACCAACAAAAAATGATTTCAGTTATCTGCAAAATTTATCAGACCTGAAATCTCAGTGGCTATACTCAAACAAGCTGCAAAGAGCAAACCCATTCGGTGACATCAAGGCGGATGGTGCTGTGCAAGCGGCTCTAGAAAATCTTGGCTTGGGAGATGGGTCAGCATTACCTGTTGGGGTTCCCGTTCCGTGGCCTTCAGCAACACCGCCAAAAGGCTGGCTGAAATGCAACGGTGCACCTTTTTCTGCCGAAGAGTACCCAAAACTGGCAAAGGCTTACCCGACAAATAAATTGCCTGATTTGCGCGGTGAGTTTATTCGCGGGTGGGATGATGGGCGAGGTGTTGATTCCGCGAGACTGCTACTTTCAAGCCAGGCGGCATCTATCCTTGAACATAACCATGAAATGCATGGATGGACAGGGGACCCACTCATGGCTAGAGATGTTTATTCATCCGGTTCATCCGTATTTGCGGTGCAGTTGAGCGTTGGAGATGGTGGGATATTATATTCGTGGAAGGATGGGACTGGAACAACAAATGACAGTAAAAGAATGGATAGGACAAATCATGTCAGTTCCGGCGCCGGTGATGGTAGCCCGCGAAACATTGCATTTAACTACATTGTGAGGGCTGCATAAATGGAACAGGCTATTTTGGGAAAAGACGGTTACGCTTTAAATGATGGGGAAATCATCGTACATAACTATGATGGCGAAACGCGGGAATATATTTCCACATCAACTGAATATCTCTCTGTCGGCGTCGGCATCCCGGCATGTTCCTGTCTGGATGCGCCAGGTGCACATAAGGCTGGTTATGCAATTTGCCGTTCTGTAGAATTAAATTCATGGGAATATGTGCCAGATCATCGCGGCGAAACTGTTTATAGCACGGAGAATGGCCTAAAAGTAACCATTTCAGATATTGGCGAATATCCCGAAAATACAACCACTATTGCCCCATTAACGCCATATGATAAATGGGATGGTGAGAAATGGGTTACCGATACTGAGGCACAGCATAGAGCCGCAGTATACGCGGCAGAAGCACAGCGTCAGTCACTGATTGATGCTGCAATGGCTTCCATCAGTCTGATTCAGCTGAAATTACATGCTGGGCGGAAAATGACGCAGGAAGAAACAACCCGGCTTAACGCAGTGCTTGATTACATTGACGCGGTGGAATCAACAGATACCAGCAACGCGCCGGATATTGAGTGGCCTGTATCTCCATAATAAAATAAGGGGCCTATCGGCCCCTTTCTCATGCTTTGAATTGCTCACCGAACTTGAAGCCAAGTCGTTCCAGTTTGGCATCCATCTCCATGATGAATTGCGGGATGGCGTCGTCGAATTTCTTCATGAATATGTCTGAGCGCTCGACAGTCACGATGTGGTCTGTATGCTTTAGCATTCGCGGGTCGTGGCTATGAAAGTCCACCTTGTTCGTCCCCATTACCCACATCTGGAATTGCGTCTGCGCCATGTAGTCTTTGTCCATACGGCCATCAACGATTAGCTCAATGTGACGTCGGCTCATGTATGGGCATTTTATCTCAAGGGTAAAATCATCCATCACTCCATCCGGTGAGCAACCACAGCGCATGGTTTCATCTCGGTAAACGAACGGGATTTGCTCAACGACATTCCCGGTCATGAATGAATATGCCTCAATAGCTGCTGGCTCATGGTCAATGCCCCATTGCAAAGTTTTAGCGCTTACCGGCTCTGCTGGCGCACCAGTGGCAATCTCTGCAATCAGTGTAGCCATGTACCCATCACGAGTAGCGCTACCTGACTTGGCAAGAATTGCGTCAATACCGGACGCTGTTATCACGCCGAGTCGCATCATATGCCACTGGAATGACCGCTGCTCAACGGTAACGCAGTCAAATCCGAATATGTCATTGAACGCAGACAGGCGCGTGCGTAGTTCGTCGATTAACATCAGAAGACCTCTCTATTTGATTGCTTCTCTGCCTGTTTATCCATGATGTTCTGAATGGTGCTGATGGCCTTAATAGCCTCTTCCTCTGTCAGTTCATCAATGGACCCGATAACGCGCTTAGCGATACTGCCAGAGAAGTATTTAAGGAATGCCTCTTCAGGTCGGCTGATAAACTCCAGGCCTTCACGGATTGCCTTAACCTGCTCTTCTGTTGCAGGGCTGATGGCCTTCTCGCGAACTGGCGCACGCTCGCGCTGGAAGTCGATTCCCTCACCCTGACGGTTAAGCATGTCGATAGCTGCATCAAGTCTGGCTTTTTTGGGCCAGTGCTTTGCCGCTCGCTTGATAACCGTTTTGCGAATCATCTCGCCTTCGTCTGTTTTCCACGGAGACATGCCACCTTTTGAGAATGACTCTGAGCGCCCGCGAATGCGGTGGATTTCTTCAATGCTCATCTCTTCGGTAAGGAATGACCCGTCATGAACTTTTGCAACGCAGTAACATCCTACAATATCGCCTCGCTTGCCGAATGCGGAATACTGATGCTCTGGCGCGGTATTGATGCCGGTGTTAACGTAGGTGTCATTGGCGTGCACCAGCTTAGTCTGCACCCACAGCACTGAGCCTGACTCAATCGCCAGATGCTCAAGGCCCAGGTATCCTATATCAAGGCAAACCGCGCCTTTGCGTGGAACAAGGTAAGCCAGTTTTGCCGCCGGGTTAAGGCTGATGCCTATAGCCGCCACGTTGATAATTGCGTTGCGGAATGACTCCTGATTCTTCATCGCTACCTGGCGGGTAAAATCATTGTTACTCAGGTGCTGCAATGCGAACTGGCATTCTTTCGCAAAGTTAATACGGTCATCCGAAAGCACGGCTTGGAACTGTTGCTCCTGTGCCATCAGGAATTGTTGCGCTGGTACGAGCGCCGGGAGTAGTGTTGTGGTCATTATTTAATCCTCATTGCTGACTGCTTCATCTTGGCTTCACGACGGGCATTCATCAGGCAGAACTCGAAAGCCTTTCCGTTTGGAAAGTCTGACTTTCTCAGATACAAATCGAGCGCCGCATCTGCGCCAACCTCCGCCGCCTCATGGCTGAACCCTTCGCTGATTAAAATCTTCTTGATGTTTCTCTGGATAAATTCTTCGCGGTTCATTTCAGTTCTCCTTCTGATATTATGTCAACCTTAATTAAAAGTGGCGAGATAGTCAAGCCATGCCTGCCTGAAAGCTGAAGCGCCATAGCACAATGCAGCAAACTTTTTCTGAACCACAGCATTAGCCAAAAACTCCCGCTGCTCTTTGCTAACGGATGACTTCGACTTGACGGCTCTCTTCATCTCAAAAACCGCGCCAGTGCCCCACAGCGTGATAATATCGCTCACGCCTGACGTTACCCCTTGCTGCTGAAGAGAAGCCCTGTACTGAGGCTTAGAATCACTCTCGTTAGGCACATGAAACGTAACCTTTCTGGCATCCGGGTAAAACTCCTTCAGCCACGCCATTGCGTCAATCTGCTCTGAAACCTCAAGGCGGCAATCTCCTTTTGCCGCGTCATCCCAGTAAATCCAGTAACCGTCTGCGTGCTGCTTTTTGACTATCATGCGTGCCTCGCGAAATCTTTGTGCATCTTATTTCGAGCCTCTACTATGGCCTTTTCTGCCTCTTCTACAGAATCGAACAAGCCAAGGAAGACTGATTTATATCCTGCCATTATCCTCGCCCTCCACTTCCCACTATCTGCATGCCATCCAACTCCTTTAACTCCAGAAACATTATTTGAATTTATTTTTTTGTTCATGCAATTTTTGCTTCTGCTGCACTCCCTGAGATTTATTATCCTGTTATCATCCCGAACCCCGTTAATGTGGTCTATGTCTCCAACT